ACCTATTGGAATGATACGGCACCAACATCAACAGTTTTTTCTTTAGGAACAACAGGTGACTCTAATTATAATGGAAGTAATTATGTCGCTTATTGTTTTGCAGATAAAGCTGGTTATCAAAAAATAGGCAGTTACACAGGAAATGATGCGACTTCTCCTATTTATGGGCAATTTGTAACTACAGGGTTTGAGCCCGCATTTTTAATAGTAAAAAACTCTACAACGGCTGGTAATAATTGGGCTCTATTTGACAACAAAAGGACAAATCAGAATTTAAGAAATAAAGCACTTTTTCCAAACGAAAATGTTGATAATTATACAACTAGCGGTGGTATTCTTTTCGCTAGTAATGGATTTCAGGTAAATTCTGGAGATAATTTTTTAAATGCAGATGGAGATACATTCGTGTATCTAGCAATAGCTGCTAATGTGCAATCAACCCCTTCTTTATCGAAAAGTTTTAAAGCATTACAATACACTGGAAATGCAAGCTCCCAAACTATTTCAGGTTTGGATTTTAGAACAGATTTTCTATTTAATAAAACAATGGGGGCTAATCAAGGAGGATTTATATTTGACTCCACAAGGACTAGAGTTAGCAGTCTATATCCTGTAAGCACTTACCAAGACAATCCAAACAGTTCGGTTGGTAATGACCTTGTTTCATTTAATTATAACGGTATCTCTATTGGTCCTGTTGAGCAAACTTTTATTAATAGCGCATATACTCAAATTATATGGGCTTGGAAAGCAACGCAAGGTATGCCGACTTTTAATACCGATGGCTCTGTTACAACTATTCTAAATGCAAATCAAGCAGCAGGATTTAGCTTTTTGAAATGGAAAGGCACTGGTGCGCAAGCAACTTTGGGACATGGCTTATCAAGTGCGCCTGAACTTATAATATCAAAAAACCTAACTAATGCAAATAATTGGAGTGTTTACAGTTCAGCTTTAGGTCTTAGTCATACCTCATATCCTAATTGGTTGTATTTTAATCTAACAAGCGATGAACAATCAAGTGGGAGTAGTGTGAATCACCCTTACTATCAAGCGCCTTCTACTAGTTTAATATATCAAAATACAGGCACAAGCGAATCCACTAATGTTAATGGAGACCTTTATATTAGTTATTGTTTTCATTCTGTTTCAGGGTATAGTAAAGTAGGCTCTTATACAGGAAATGGCACATCTCTTATTGTATACACTACAGATGATGGAACATCAGGGGGTGCAAATGGATTTCAACCAGATTTTGTGTTAGTTAAAAGATATGATAGTAGCAGCTCAGGTAATTGGGTTATAGTCGATTCAGTAAGAGGTGTAAATTATCAACTCTATGCTAATTTAACAAATCAAAACAACTACGACACTAATGGTGTTCAATCATTTAATTCAAATGGTTTTACAGTTGGAAGCGGCTCTGATTTTAATGCAAGCTCTGGAACTTATATATATTTAGCAATTAAATTTAATTAAACTATGAATACAACTATATTAATATTAATAGGATTAGTAGTTTTACTAATCATTATAAACATAGCCGCAATATGGCTAACAAAAAAAGGTCTTACCAAAGACGAAAACAATAATATGATTCCTGATATACTTGAGGAAAAGTTTGCACTTTTAAAAATGGACGTATCTAAAAGAGTTGATCGTGTAGGTCAAGAACTTAAAGACGTTACTAAAGCTATAAAAGAAGTTGGTAATCAAATTGGAGATGTGCCAAGTGCTTTCAAAGGCAAAAGCAGGTCAGGAAAAAAACCGAAGAAAAAATGAATTATTACACTACAACTACAGCAGGAAATATTAAATTTAAATATGTATTTATAAATGATAAATGTGAATGATTTAAAAATATATAGCATAAATTTTCTTGCACTTATGACATCTTTAACAGATTTAGATGTCATTTTAAAAATTATTTTATCACTTGTAGCTATTGGTTACACTATACATAAATGGTATATTATGCATGGAAAAAATAAGTGATCACGTTTCGTATAAAGAAGCGACTAAATCAAACACTGCTTCAAGATTAGGTATAGACAATACACCTAACTCTTATCATTTATCTAATATGGGGATCCTTGCTGATAAACTCTTTGAACCACTTAGAAAATGGGTTGGCGGTCCGATAAAGATAAATTCTTTTTATAGGTCTCCTGATTTGAATCAAGCAATAGGAGGGAGTTCAAGTTCTCAACATTGTCAAGGAAGAGCTGTTGATATTGATGATACTTTTGGACATAAAACAAACGCAGAGATGTTTGATTACATAAAGAACAATTTAGATTTTGATCAAATTATATGGGAGTTTGGTGATGATAATAATCCCGACTGGGTGCATATGAGCTATGTCTCCGAAAATGAAAACAGATCACGTGCTTTAAGAGCAAGCAAAGAAAATGGAAAAACCAAATATACCGTAATATGAGTAAACCTAAAAAAAAGTTTGGACAAACAACTGTAGGCAGGTTATTAAAAGCATCAGTTGGTCTTATAAACCCAACACTGGGAAGATTGATTCAAGGCGACATGTCGGTAGAACAAGTGGTATCATCTATAAAAAATTCTGACGCACCTGCTGAGGATAAAATCAGAGCACAAGAAATGGTATTGGAAGCATATGAAGCTGAGGTTGCAGATAGAGCAAGTGCTCGACAAAGAGAAATGGCAGCGTTAGCGGCAGGGTCTAATGATATTTTATTTAAAACTGTAGGCTGGGGAATCACACTATGTTTTATAGGTGTAGTCGCTGGAGCAATAGGGCTGTGGGAAATCCCAAAAGAATCACAAAGGCTATTTGATATGGGATTCGGGGCGGTTGTGGCTGCTTTTACTCAAGTTATTGGATATTATTTTGGATCTTCAGCCGGTAGTAAACAAAAAACTAATTTAATAAACAAAAATGGCGAGGGGACTGAACTATAGTACAACTTTAAAAAAAACAAAAGTTAAGCGTCCAGGTGTTCATGCCAAAACAAAAACCTCATCGTTGAAATCTTCGAAAAACTACCAGAAGAGTTACAGGGGGCAGGGGCGTTAAATAATTTGTATCTTTATATAAATTTAATTTAATCAAATGGATATTAGAAAAATATCTGTAGGATCTGATTATAAATCAGGTGCTATGCATTATATAGTTGGACAATCTATATTAAATGGCGACTACAAAATACATCTCATACAATTTGATAATTATGCAAACTCTATAAAAATATGGATACAAAAAGATGATGAGGTAGTTTTATGGAAAGAGTTCAATGCCAATATGCCTTTTTCTTTAGAATATAACATTAATTTTTGATGAGAGCACCATATAATTTTATAGTTAAACCCCTTAATAATAAAAGATATAATAACACAAAAAAAATAGGTGGCATAGATTTTGTTACCAGCACAAGCCAAGAAAATCACATAGCATCAAATCGAGAGGCTATAGTCATAAGTTTGCCTATAATATACAATGGTCCAATACAAATTGGAGATACACTTCTGGTTCATCATAATGTTTTTAAATTTTATTATGATATGAAGGGTCGGCAAAAAAGTTGTAAAAGTTTTTTTAGAGACAATTTATTTTTTGTAGATAGCGAACAGTTTTATATGTATAAACATAACAATAAATGGTATAGCCATGATCGTTATTGCTTTGTAAAACCGGTGAAAACTAAAAAATCTATTATATACAAAAATACTTCTGAAGAACCTTTAGTGGCAGAGATGATATATCCAAATACTTATTTAAAAAAACAAGGCATAAGAAAACATACTTTAGTTAGTTTTAAACCTGATACAGAGTATCCCTTTATGGTAGACGGTGTAAAGCTTTATAGAATGTATGACCATCAAATTACTATGGCGTTATGACAAATATTATTATTAATAATATAATAGATGATCCTGATCAATATGTAAAAAATATACTTAAGGGAGACTTTATAGATGTTCAGGACGGCGATAATGTTTTTAAAGGTATTCAAGTTCGATCTAATGACGAACTACAACAAAAGGTGGAAAAAGCTTTTCCTAAATATTTTGTCACTTACAATTTTGTGAGACAGTCTCCAGTTAATCAAAAGGAACCAAATTTTATACATACGGATGAAATGATGGGGGACATGACAATACTTTTATATTTAAATAAAAAATATCCAAAACAAGCTGGAACTACACTTTATCAAGATGACAAACCTATGTGTGTTTTTTATGCTGCGTATAATAGAATGGTAATATTCGATTCTAAGATCCCGCACTCTAGAAACATATATGAAAATTTTGGTACCAAAAAAGATTCACGTCTAGTTCAAGTAATGTTTATAAAATTAAAATAATGAAATCTGAAATATTAAAACTTAAAATTGTAGAAGCCGGCAGAAAAGCTGTTGAGCAATTAATTAAAGTTGCCAAAGAAGATATTATAAAACCAGATCCAGAAGATGAACTTGCAGCTGATAGATTAAAAAATGCTGCAGCCACTAAAAAACTAGCTATATTTGATGCATTTGATATATTAAATAAGATAGATCAAGAAGAACAAGAGCTAAAAGAAGAAGATAAAAATATTAATATAAATACAAAACAAGGCTTTGCAGAAAGAAGATCAAAATAGTTTATATCAAGTTTTAAGTAATTACATACCAAAAGGCGTAATAACTACCAAAAATTCTGGACGCACATGGGTATATGGATATAATAAAAAATATGATGTAGTTATTATTTCAAAAGATGGCACGCTAGGAGAGATAATAAATATAAATGGTCTAGTTATAGGTTTACCCAAACAACCAGATAAAATATACAGTAGATCCAAAACAAAATCGCAACAATATTGGGAACGAGCTCCTTTACATAAAAGTTTGTCTAAAATACAATCTATATTTCAATGGAACGAAATGAACTCAGTTTTTAAAAACAAATGGATTGATTACATCGAAACAGAGTTTGATAGAAGAGAAGAGGGGTATTGGTTTTATAACAACGGTAGTCCTACATATATAACAGGATCTCACTACATGTATTTACAATGGACTAGTATAGATGTAGGATATCCTGATTTTAGAGAAGCTAACCGTATTTTTTTTATATTCTGGGAAGCATGCAAAGCCGACAATAGATGCTTTGGGCTCGATTATTTAAAGATAAGACGATCAGGGTTTTCTTATATGGGCTCATCAGAATGTATTAACACGGGAACATTAG